ACCATTAAATGGTTGAAAGCATCTCATATGGCTATACAGAAAAGAATATCATCTACTCCATTCAAATCACTACGTGAAATTGAACCTACATTACCTCTTCCTAGATTGGTTAATGGCCTACCTAGTTTTATAGGAACTATGGATCGGAAAGCTATAAGAGCTTACCATCCTGGTACTATACGACTTTGGTTATCCATCTTAAGTATTTATCGGATCCTTGAAGGACCTGGTAAACTTAATTTGGGAACTATTACCAATCCTTTTGGAGGAAGTGGGGAAGAAATTAAAGCGTTATCCCATATCTTCTCTGATGTTATTAAATTTAATAAATTAGAAAGAGATATTAAAGGAATTGGCGCCTTTGAAATAGAAAAATCCTTATCATCAGGACCTAACCATCCGGTTGCTTTATACAGTTTATTAACTGATGCAATTGGGATAGCTAAGTATCCTGAGATTTATGAACCCTTTGTTAATTATTCAAGATTAACAAGAGGGAATCTTCATAAACGATTAGATAATTATATTCAATGGGCAGGCCGAGCTTTAACTGTTCATGGAACCGATTGGGTTGTTCGATCAAAATCTGTTAAAGAGTTTGACGACATCCGATTAGGAAAACTGGCTTTTAAAGTGGAACCAGCTGGGAAAATCAGAGTATTTGCAATTATAGACATTTGGACCCAATCATTATTAGCACCTTTACATTCTAGAATATTTTCTATTTTGAAAGGTTTTCCTAATGATGGTACCTTTGACCAGGATCTTTCATATGAAAGATGTATGGAAAAGGCCAAGTTATATAATTGTGCTTACTCAGTCGATTTATCAGCTGCTACAGATCGGTTACCAATTCTTCTTCAAACTCATGTTTTAAATATTGTATTTAATTCTCAAGTGTTAGGAGGATATTGGGCAGACCTTCTTATTAAAAGACCATATTTTATAACGGACAAACGGTATGCAGATGAAAATAATTATAAAAATAATTATTATTATTATTCAACCGGTCAGCCTATGGGAGG